TATATTGGGAAAAGATACAATAAGCAAATAAACTCATTTGATGAGTTAATGGCTGAACGTAAAGAAAGTGAAGATTTGCCTGAAGATGTTTCAGCTTATATGAAGTATAAAAAAGAAACAGGACGGGGATTCGATGACTTTGTTAAGTTAAAGAAAGATTTTGATTCAATGGACTCTGAACAACTTCTTAAAGATTATCTTATATCTACACAAGAAGGTCTTGATAGTAACGATATAGATACATTATTAGAAGATTACAGATTCGATGAAGATATTGACGATGAATTAACTATTAAAAAAGTTAAAATCGCCAAAAAGAAAGTTGTTGCTGAAGCTAAGAAATACTTCAACTCTCAGAAAGAGAAATACAAAATGCCCCTTGAGTCAAGTGAGGCATTCGTTTCCGATGATGAGAAAGAGATGTACCAAAGTTATAAGCAATATACCAAACAAGCAAAGACAATAGAAGAAGAGAACACACGTAAGCGTCAATGGTTTGACCAAAAGACAAATGATGTATTTGACAACGAGTTCAAAGGTTTTGAGTTCAATGTTAATAACAAAAAAGTTACGTTTGCTCCCGGTGATGCCTCTGAGTTAAAGAAGAACCAATCAACTCCACAAAACTTTATAAACAAGTTTTTAGATGAGCAAGGTTTAATGAAAGACGCTGCAGGTTATCATAGATCACTGTCAATAGCAATGAACCCTGACAAGTTTGCTAAGTTCTTTTATGAACAAGGATTGTCTGATGCCACTGAAGATGTTATGCGTAAAACCAAAAACATTAATATGTCAGAGCGGAGAGCACCTGAAGTTAGCAAAACTACAGACGGAATGCAGGTTAAAGCGATAAACCCTGACTCAGGACGAAATCTGAGGATTCGCAGTATAAAAAAGATTTAAAAACATTTAAAAATTAAAAAAATGGCAAGTGCATTATTAAACAATCCCACCTACGCCCTGCAGCCTTCTGCAGAACAGGTGGCATTGCAAACAAACTACATTACCAACTTTAACTTCTTGAATCAGTATCTACCTGATACCTATGAGAAAGAATTTGAGCGTTATGGTAACAGAACAATCGCATCTTTTCTACGTATGGTAGGAGCAGAGATGCCGTCTAACTCTGATCAAATTAAATGGGCAGAACAAGGACGTTTACACATCAAGTACACAAGTTGTACTTCAGCAGCAGCAGCAGGTTCTGCAACAGCAACCTTTACTGTAGCTGATAGTGGTGTTACTTACATAGCTATCCGTGTTGGACAAACTTTGATGATTCAAAACAATGCATCAGGTGTTTTCAACAAAGCTATTGTAACAGCAGTAGGTTCCGCAACAACTTTTACTTGTGCTTTCTACGAGACTGCAGGTCAATCTTTTGCAGTTTCTACAGCTTGTACTGTATTCATTTACGGTTCTGAGTTTAAAAAAGGAACTAACGGAATGGTTGGTTCTTTAGAGTCTGAAGATGATATCTACAGCAACAACCCTATTATCATTAAAGATAAGTATGCGGTTAATGGTTCAGATATGGCTCAAATCGGTTGGGTTGAAGTTACTACTGAGAACGGTGCTACAGGATACTTGTGGTATTTGAAATCAGAGCACGAGACTCGTTTACGTTTTGAAGATTACTTAGAGACTTCAATGATTGAAGCTGTTCCCGCTGCATCTGCTTCAGGTGCTGCAACTGCAGGCTTTATTGGTTCTCAAGGTATTTTCTACGTTGTAAACAATCGTGGTAACGTTTGGGGTGGTGGTACTCCAACAACTTTATCTGATTGGGATTCTATCGTTTCTCGTTTAGATAAGCAAGGTGCTATCGAAGAGAACGTAGTATTCGTAAATCGTGGATTAAGTTTCGATATTGACAATATGTTGGCTCAATTGAATGGCTATACCGCAGGTAGTGCTTCTCAATCAGCTTCATATGGTCTTTTCGATAACGATGTTGATATGGCGTTAAATTTAGGTTTCACAGGATTCCGTAGAGGTTACGATTTCTACAAGTCTGATTGGAAATACTTAAATGACCCAACAATGCGTGGTGGTTTAAGCAGTGCTGCTGCAACTGCAACCGGTACTATTACAGGTTTAATGGTTCCTGCAGGTTCTACTTCAGTGTACGACCAAATAATGGGAAAGAATGCTAAGCGTCCTTTCTTACACGTTCGTTACCGTGCTTCTGAAGCTGAAGACCGCAAATACAAGACTTGGATTACAGGTTCTGCCGGTGGTGCCGCTACAAGCGACTTAGATGCAATGGAGGTTAACTTCCTTTCTGAGCGTTGCGTATGTACCTTGGGTGCTAACAACTTCGTGTTATTCCGTTATGGATAATAGGTAGTAAATATAATTGGAGGGTGTCTTCAAAGACACTCTCCTTTTTTTAAATTAAATCAAATTAAATCTTATAAAAATGTCAAAAGTTATATCTTCTGTAGATAAAGTTTACAGATTAAAAATAGGTAATCCGCTATCATATACGTTAGCGTCAAGAAACCATCCTCGATTCCCACTAATGTGGTTTGACGAGAAAAACAACCAAAACCGTGCTCTTAGGTATTCTATAAATCAGAAGTCTCCTTTCGAGGACGAGCAAGATGGGAATGCTATTATTGAACCAATCATCTTTGAAGATGGGTTCTTAAGAGTGCCAAGAACAAACCCCGTACTACAACAGTTTTTACATTACCATCCATTAAATGGTAATATTTTTGTTGAAATAGACAAAGAGAAAGACGCAAGTGCTGAGGTTGAAGATTTAAATATTGAAGTTGATGCTTTAGTGGAGGCTCGTCAGCTTACACTTGACCAAATTGAAACCTTAACAAGAGTGATGTTTGGTAAAGACCCATCTACCGTATCTACTGCTGAGTTAAAGCGTGATATATTGGTATTTGCTAAAAGAGACCCAAGAGAGTTTTTAAATATATTGAATGACCCTGAATTAAAATTCCAAGCCAAAGTCCGTACATTTTTTGAAAACAAGTTATTGGTATTAAGAAATGGCGAGAAAGAAGTATGGTTTAATACAGCTACTAATAAAAAGAAGATGTTGTCAGTTCCTTTTGGAGAAGACCCTTTTAGTATGGTAGCCCATTTCTTACAAAGTGATGAAGGTATAGATTCGCTAAAAATGTTAGAAGCAACTTTGTCGTAGATATATTTGGTTATTGATAGATTGATAGGTTAGAGAGGGTACTGATTGTGCCCTCTTTTTTTTATGTATATTTGTAAAAAAGAACTAATGATAAACTCAGTAAGAAATGCGGTATTGTCTGTGTTGAATAAGAACAACTATGGATATATCTCTCCTTCTGATTTCAATCTGTATGCTCAAAATTCACAGATGGAGATTTATGAGGAGTATTTTAACAATTACAATAAGGTTATAAATGCAGAAAATGCTCGATTGTCGGGTGTAGACTATGCTGATATGGAACAACCAACAGCAGAAGTATTAGAATATTTTCTACGAACAGACTATTTAACAAAAATAGCTGCTAACAAATTCTCAATGCCTACTCCTGCGACAACAGGCTATTACACTTATATGTTATTGGACATCAAGTGTAGACCGGTTACATTGAAAACGGGTACAAATACATCCGTAGTTAGTAGTCAGCTAGTTGATAGTACTGCTACATTTTTATCAGATGATATTTCAGCAGGTGACGTTGTTACTAACATAACAACAGGTTTAGTATCTACTGTAACATCGGTAGTTAGTAATACCGTATTAGCATTAGACTCAAATATATTTTTAGCTTCTGCAAACTCTTATGGAGTTTTTTCTTCATCTACTAATGTTCAAGCTGAAAAAGTAATTAATAATAAACTTACGTTGTTGGTTAATTCAAATTTAACGCAACCAACAAATGAGTTCCCTGTTTACGCATTACAAGGCTCAGAATTGACTTTTTATCCTACAACGATAAGTAATAAGGGGCAAGTAGAATCAACCTATTTTAGGTATCCTGCGGTTCCAAAATGGACATATATAACACTTACTAATGGTGAGCCTGTGTTTGACCAATCTCAAAATGATTATCAAGACTTTGAACTGCCTCCTGAAGATGAATATAAGTTAATTACAAGGATTCTTCAGTATTGTGGTGTATCTATTCGTGAGACTGAGGTTACGCAATTTAGTATGGCGAAAGAACAACAAGAACAAAATCCATAAAAATTTAAGATATGGCATATATATCACAGTATCAATATTATGAGAATGGAGGTGTAGTACCTGAGGACGCCAATTGGGGGTCTTATCAGTTTATTAGCCTAACTGACATAGTCAATAACTTCTTATTGATGTATGCAGGAAACCATTCTTTAGTTAATAACGAAGAACGTTATAAAATATTATTTCACGCAAAACGTGCTATTCAGGAATTAAATTATGATGCTTTTAAAGAAATTAAAGTATTAGAGTTAACTGTTCCTGACACATTAAGATTTATTTTACCTTCTGACTATGTCAATTGGGTGCGTGTATCTTTATACAAAGATGGTTGGCTTAGACCTTTAACTGAGAATATTCAAACACTTTCATCCAAGGCTTATCTTCAAGACAATACAGGAAGAATTTTGTTTGACCAATATGGAAACGCATTATCTCCTCAGTACTCAACTATTGACTTGGAGAGATTAGCTAAAACAAAAAAGAGTATTTATCTTAACCAAGGCAATCAGTACAATGGGCAATTAGGATGGAACTATGATGGGATGTGGTATTTTGAAGCAAACATAGGTGCTGCGTATGGTTTAAATACAGAGACTGCAAATTTTAATCCTACTTTTAATATTGATAGAAAGTCAGGAGTTATTAACTTTGACTCATCGATGTCGGGGTTGTCTTGTATTCTTGAGTATGTGTCTGATGGTATGGAGCAGGGAGACAATTCTTTGATTACGGTAAACAAGTTATTTGAAGCATATATTTATGCAGCAGTTGAATATGAGATACTTAGTTCTAAACTTGGTGTCCAAGAATATATTGTTGCCCGTTCTCGTAAAAAAAGAAAGGCTTTGTTGAGTAATGCTAAAATAAGAATCAGTAACATTCATCCCGGTAGACTCTTAATGAATATGAGAGGTATGGACAAGCAAATAAAATAAAATGGCAAATTTTACAAGAAACTTTATAGCAGGTAGAATGAACAAGGTAGTAGACCAACGTTTACTTCCTGAGGGTGAGTATGTTGACGCTATGAATATTAGGATGGGTTCAACCGAGAACGCTGAGATGGGAGTAGTAGAGAATACAAAGGGAAACCTTTCTCTTACTACATTAAAATATAATGGAACATCTCTTAGTTCATCAGCAAGATGTATCGGTGCAATTGAGGATAGTGCAAATGAAACCATCTATTGGTTTGTTCACGACTCAGCTTTCCCGGTAGGTGCTACAGGTAAACTTGACTTAATTGTTTCTTTTAATGTTTTTACCAACATATTAACTTATCACGTAATAAGCATTAACGATGGTGCAAACGTTAATACTGTGTTAAACTTTAACCCAAGTTATTTGATTACGGGTGTAAATATATTAAACGATTTATTGTTTTTTACGGATGATTACAATGCACCTAGATTTATAAATACCAACAGAAATTACGCTAACCCCGTATCTAATATAGACCAATTTACAGCAGAGTCTTTACTTGTAATTAAGAAGCCACCGGTAGAATCTCCTGATGTACAACCTATTGTAACTAATGGGCAAGAGAATTTTTTAACTACAAGATTTATTTGTTTTGGTTATAGGTATAGATATATTGACGGAGAGTATAGTGCTACATCTCAGTGGTCTCAACCTGCTTTTGTACCTAATGCGTTTAGTTTTAGTACTGATAGTTTTTTAAACGAGGGGATGACCAACTTTTGTAACTCTGCAATAATCACATACAACTCAGGAAGTTCTCTTGTAGTTGGTGTTGATTTGCTATTTAAAAGAGCAGATGGCACTGTTATAAAAGTTATTGAGAAACTTGATAAGGCTGATTTAGGTCTTGCAAATAATACCGAGTACCAATACACATTTACCAACAGTAAGATATTTACAATACTATCCGAGTCTGAATTATTAAGATTGTACGACAACGTACCTAGATATGCCAAGGCTCAGACTATTATGGGAAATAGATTAATGTATGGTAACTACATAGAAGAATATGACTTAGTTGACCAATATGGCGTACCGGTTAAGTTTGAATATACTACTGACTTGGTTTCATTACCTATTGGTAATTCTACTATAAACGATGCTACGTCAACAGGAAATTATAACATTAACGGAAGCGTAAGTGTTCCAAGTTCAATAGTTTCTTTTAATTTAACAGGTAAAAGTTTGGTCGCAGGTTCTTCTATTAATTTAGAAGTAACAATTGAGCACTCTCAATTTTCAGGTCAAACTCCATTCCCTACACAAGAAACTACTGATGTAGGATTAGATTTTGCATTTATTTTGTCTACAACATATACATCTGTATATGAATTAGCAACAAGTGTTGAATTTCAAAATGTTGTAGGTACATCGGCAAACATTCAATCATTTGCAACCGCTTGTACAGGAACAACATTTACTGACTCAGTAAACTGCTTATTGCCAAATACTTTAGATGCTTATACAGCTATAGGAAGTGGTATAAGTGCAGTAGCACAACCTGTTGGAATTATAACAAGCCCTAGTAGCAGTTGGATTGGATTACAATTTATTGCTCAAAAATTTGTTGACAATACAGTTACACCTACGCAAACATTTTATGAATACTATCAGGTGGTTTTAGCACAAGCAAGTTTTCAAGAAATAGCAAATCCACAAAGTTTACATAGCAATAGAGACTATGAGATTGGTATAGTTTATATGGATGAGTTTAATAGAGCATCAACTGCTCTTGTAAGTCCTAATAATACAGAGCACGTTCCTTGTGGATTATCTGCATTTAAAAATTCAATCAAAGTAACAATACCTGCTACTCAAAAACCTCCGGGATGGGCTACTAGGTATAAGTTTGTAATAAAGCCTGACCAAGAGAATTATGAGACAATTTATTGTAGCATATTCTTTCAAGACCCTTTAACCAACAATGCGTACTTTTTATTAGAAGGAGAGAATGCAAGAAAGGTAGAAGCGGGAGATAGGTTAATTGTGAAAGCTGATTCAAGTGGACCAACATCATCTTGCGTATATGCAACTGTTCTTGAAAAATCTTCTCAATCGTCAGACTTTATTGAAATACCAACTGAATTAGACCCTGCAGTATTTATACCAATTCCTGCGGGAGTTTATATGAAAATAAACCCAAATAGCTTTAATACAGTTCAAGATGAGTATGCTATTATTGCTCCGGGTAAAATAACAGTAACAGCACCAAGAAGTAATCCGGGTACATTCCCTATTTTAAATTACCCAATGAATACTTATGATGCAGCTACAACTGCTTGGGTTGATTATACTGTTCCTGCAGGAAGTAGAATTGTATTTAGCATAAAACAATTTAGAGGTGGTAGCGGATGTCAATGTGAGGAAAGAACAAATACTTTAGAAAAAACATTTATTTCTTCAAGTACATACGATAATATGTATGATTGGTTTGTTGGAGATAATATAGAGCAGTTTTTAGATGATGGCACTAGATATGCTTCTTGTGGAGATGCTATACCTGAAAATACATTTGTTGCGGGTACGGGAAATCCTGTAGTTCCTACTAATAGTGGAATTAATTATTATCAATTTTATAGGGACCCTGCAACTCTTGAATTATATTTAATGATTACAGGAACAATAAGTTGTCCGGGTTTGGGTTATCCTAATGCTCGTGCATCTAATGTTGAAGTAAACATTACCGTGTTCCGCTCTGAAAAGAATTTAATATTTGAGACAGAGCCTACTGACGCTCTTCCGGATGTGTTTTTTGAAAACGAGATGTCTTTTGCTATTACGGGTGGTAACCATATGGGTAACCTCCAAAACCAAAATATAGGAGCAGGGACATCTGCTATAATTGACACTAAGTTTTTTAACTGCTTTGCATTTGGAAACGGAGCGGAGAGTTACAAGATTCGTGACTCAATCATTGGCAACTCATTTAACTTTGGTAACAGGGTTACAAGCGTATCTGCTCAGAACTATAAAGAGTCTGATAGATTTGCCGACATCACATATAGTGGTGTTTATAACGCTGAGTCAAATGTTAATAAGTTAAACGAATTTAATTTAGGTCTATTAAACTATAAAAACTTAGAAACTTCTTTTGGGGAGATATTTATATTAGACGGAAGACAAACTGACGTACTTGTATTACAAGAAGATAAGGTTTCATACGTATTAGCTGATAAAAATTTATTATCAGATTCTACAGGCGGTGGTGTCGTAGCTTCAGTTCCTGAGGTATTAGGCACACAGATTGCCCGTAGCGAAAAGTATGGTATTAGTTTTAACCCTGAGAGTTATATTCAATGGGGATATGATAGATATTTTACTGACGTAAAGCGTGGTGCTGTTATTCAACTACGTGGTAACTCTTATTCTAACGAGGAACTAAAAGTTGTATCTGAAATGAATATGAGGACTTGGTTTAGAGATACATTCAATGAATCTTTTAATACTCAAAAACTTGGTGGTTTTGACCCTTATATGAATGAGTATGTCTTAACAAGTAATACTATTGCTATACCATCAAATCCTCAGTGCTTAAATTGTGGTATCACTCAGACATTTACATTGTCATCTGCTACAAGTGCAACAACAACTTATTGTGTTGACTTAGGTCCAACCATAGGAAACACAGACATTAACTATACTGTTTCTTCAATAAGTGCAAGTGGTAATTTCCAAATAGTGGCGACTTACAATGCAATAGCTTATTCTACAGGAGTAGTTACTACAAGTGGTACGTTAACTTTTAACAAGAATAATGTGTCAGTAGAAACTGTAACTCTTGTAATAACTTATATAGGTGATATCACATTAAGCGTAGAGGTAGAGTGTGTTCAAGCTGCATCATTAAGTATTGTTCAAATAGTGCTTACCAATGATTATGACTCAGGTCAAACCATTAATAGTCAGTATAGATATGTAATTGGTTCATTTACATCTCCATTGCAATCAACATTTGTAATATTTGCTAGTGGAACAACAAATCCGCTTGTCTCTTTGTATAATATTACTACCAACTATGTAGGTACGGGTGGGTTCCCTCCTGCGGGAAGTACAATGAGTTTGATTTCAAACAAACTTGCTACTGATACTTTTGTGTTTAACTCTGCTACCGACAAGTTTAGATACCTTGCATCAGATACATTATACGCTAATACTACAGCGGGCATTAATTCATTATTAGCCTTAACTACTATAGCAACGCCTAATTTAGGTAGTGGTTCTTATAACTATGCAAATTTTACAGTACCTGCACTTGAAGATTATTTGTATTTAATATGGGACTTTAGGTCATCTTCTCCTGTAGAGTTGTGTTATTCAGCAGCAAGTGCAGAAGATGCTTGTTGTGGATGCGTGTTATCTCCTGTCTCGTACAATTGTGAAGATGGAGATTGTGTAGACCCATTAGATGGCAGTGGAGTTTATGCAACCTTAGTTGAGTGTCAAGCAGCTTGTGCTGCACCAACAACGGTTACATTAGATTGGACTGTTGGTCAGCAATCAGGAGGAGCATTGGTAATATTTAACAATGTAATGTCTCAAATATTAAACGTAACGTCTACAGCAGGAAGTGCTCAAAGTGGAACAATATATCCATTGATAAGCGAGTTACCTTACACCATCCGTGGTGAGTGGGTGTCAGGTTCAGGAAACATTATACAATTTAACTTATGTGATATAATAGGTGGCGGAACAATATTTACAAGTGGAGAGATTACTAACGTAGAGGGTTATGAGGACTATTTAGTTACTCCAACCCCTGTTCACGGATTAGTAAATCTAACTGCACAAAATGTAACACCACCTACTTGTCCTGTATAATTAAAATAAAATATAAAAAATGGCAACAAGTTCAGTATATTATTTAAATGCACCATCACTTGGTTCGGCAACTGCCGTGTTTACAAATAGCACATTAGCAACTTGTGCTGCGGATGGATTTTATTCAGATGGAGTAATAGTAAGAGAGCAGGTTGGATGTGTTTTATTACCACAACAAACTTGCCCTACGTGTGATGGCGTTTCATATAACTGTGTTGAAGGAGTTTGTACAGACCCGGGAGATGGAAGTGGAACATATGCTACATTAGGTGCTTGTCAAGCGGTATGCGGTTCAGGTGAGTCATACAATTGTATAGACGGAGTTTGCGTTGACCCCGGAGATGGTAGTGGAACATATGCTACATTAGAAGGGTGTGAGAGTGCTTGTAATCCTGAGGTATATACTATTGATTCATTTGCAACAGGCACATCAGTTCTTGCTTGCACTACAGGAAGCCCATCAGTTACTATTTATGCATTACCGGGATATACGGTTCCAATTGTTACAATGATTTTTTATACCGATTTGGCTTTAACAACTCCTTATGTTGGTGGTGTGGGATGGCGTAAATTTACAAATGGTACTACAAACTATGCAGGAGAAGTTGACGCTACAGGAGAACTTACAAATTATGTAACTTGCTAATAAATAACTATGCCAAATTATACATTATCATATAGCGATTTAGTAGGGGGATGGGTATCCTTCTACTCCTACAATCCTGACTTTATGATAGGGATGAACAACTATTTTTACACGTTCAAAGGTGGTAATCTTTACAGACATAACGTAAATGCTAATAGGAACACATTCTACGGCACTTTTACGGCTTCGTCTATACAAAGTGTGTTTAACACGGCACCCCTTGAAAACAAGCTATTTAAGACCATTAACATACAAGGGGACGCTGCTTGGGCTGCGACATTAGAAACAGACTTACAGTACTCAGGATTTATAGACGTGAATTGGTTTTCTAAAAAAGAGGCTGCTTTTTTTGCGTTTATAAGAAACAACTCAGTTGGAGAACTTGCACTTAGAAGTGTAAATGGTATCGGCAAAAGCTACCAAGTAACCGGTTCGGGAGCGGCTGTGATAGTTAAGTTTGTTGTAGAAATAGGAAGCATCATTAGTATTGGAGATTATCTGTACTATTCAGTATCTCCATATGTAACACCAATACTTGCGGGTAAGGTAACAGCAATAACTATTGACACGCCAAATGCAATCAATCAACTTACTATAGATAGCACAATTTCAGGAACAACACCCATACCAATACAAGATGCGTTTTTCTTGTACATTAAAAACTCAGTAGCTGAGTCTCACGGGGTGTTAGGACATTATTGTACATTTACACTATCAAACGTATCTACAAGTAAAGTTGAGTTGTTTGCGGTGCAGTCAGATGTTATGAAAAGTTTTCCTTAAATTTAATATCTTTGTAAGAATATGGAATTGTATATACGAGAACTGAACGAAACAGACTACGATGAGATACTCGTAGGATGGTGGAAAGATTGGGGATGGAGTGCTCCTTCAAAGGACTTTCTTCCTCGTGATGGTAGAGGTGGTATAATGGTTTTAGATGAGGAAGTTCCGGTTTGTGCAGGGTTTATGTATATCACTAATTCAAAGGTAGCTTGGGTAGATTGGATAATATCGAACAAGGAATATACGAAGAAGCCACAAAGAAAAGACGCCATTAAGTTATTGGTGTCAGCATTAACAGATATATGCAAGACGGCAGGCAGTAAATATGTTTACGCATTAATAAAAAACGAAAGTCTTATAAATACCTATCAAGAACTAGGGTATGTAAAAGGAAGTAATTATACAACAGAAATGATAAAAATATTATAATATGGCAGTCACAACAGCAATAGTAATCGGTGCAACAGCAGCAGTAGCAGGGACCTCGATGTCATTTATTCAAGCAGGCGAGCAAAAAAAAGCACAGCGTCAAGCTGAAAAAGATGCTGATGAGGCATTAGCTAATGCACGTAAAAAACTTGAAACAAATGTTTATGCTGAACAAGGAATAAAAAAAGAACCATATGAGTTAGAAAGAGAAGCATTGCTTTCTCAAGGTGCTATGGCTATTCAAGCCGGTGTAGAAAGTGAAAGAGGTGCGGCTGCAACAGCGGGTCGTGTTCAATTAGCACAACAACAAGGTCAAGCAGCAGTTAGAAGTGCAATGGGTCAAGAGTTAACTAATTTGGAGAATAAACAATTAGCAGAAGAAAGTCGTCTTAGTGATATTGGTGTTCAATTAGATTTAGGACAAGTAGAAGGTGCTCAGTTAGCTTCGGCAAATGCTGAAAGATTAAGTGCACAAGCGATGCAACAAGGGTTTCAGGGATTAACAAGTGTTGGGCAACAACTTATTGCTGCTGCTCCTTTATTTGGCACAAGTGGAGCCGATGCAAGTCAGGTAAGTGCAACACCATTAGAACAACCTGAATATATGACTAGAGCAAGTTTAACTATGCCTGCTGCTCCTCAAACCATTAATCCAAATCTTCAGCCTGCTAATATTATGCCTAAAAATCAATATATTAATCCTAATCTTCAGCCTGCTAATATCAGTCCAATAGGAGGAGATGCTAGATTACCTTATCAAGGTTATCAAGCTCCATTGCCTCTTTATTTACAAAATCAACAAGGTTTTAGATTTAATAATCCATATACGTATAACAATCCTTTTGATATATACGGTAAAAGAAATTAACTATGGCAACATATTATAAATATGCAGAACGAAGTGCGGATAGTCAAGTAAATTGGGCTGAAGTAGGGAAAGGTATCTCTGATATGCTTGCTGACGAAGTAAAGATTCGTGAAGAAAAGAAAGCTGCAATTGATAAATCAACTCGTGAGTTTCAGCAAACTTTACAGAATGCCCCTCAGGGTCAGTTTCAAGATGCCAATAAGTTTACCAATGACTATGCTCATTCTATGATGGAGCAGCAAATGATTGATACCAAGTTATTAAAGTCGGGTAAAATGAAGTTGCAGGATTATACTTTAAGAAGACAAAACTATATAGACGGAACAAATACGTTATTTGATTTACAAAAACTATATCAAGAGAATTATAGACAAAAAATGGAAGGCGTTCAAACCGGAGAATTTCAACCATTAACAGGTGCTAATATGGCATCAGTTGAGGGATTTGGTGATTTTTCAAAATCAAAAGCCGTAATTGACCCTGCAACAGGAGTTGTAAATGTTGGTATATTAGAACCTGACCCAAACAATCAGGGTGTAATGAGGTTAACTAATGATGTAGTTCCTGTTAATGTTATTAGGGGAAAAATATTAACAAATATACCCGCTTTTAAAGTTGAAGAGGCAATGAATAGCACTGTTAAAACTTTAGGAAATAGAATAAAAGTATTACAAGAAATTGCAACTCAAACAAAAGCAGGAAGCATTACAAAACTAACAGGAGGAGCAATAGATTCTGCTAAATACCCTCAATTTAAAGATGATGTAGATAAATTTAATAAAGCAGTAGATGAAACTGTAAAGTCTTACTTTGCAGACCCATATCATTTATCATCTGTACTTACAATGCAGGTAGGTAATTATGATGGTACATCATTTACGTATGATAAAGAGTTAGCTAAAAAAGACCCAAGCAAATTGCTTTTAAAAATAAACCCAAGCACAGGTCTTGGTATATTAGATGAATCAGGTGCTCATTACAAAGCACAAGAACAAGAAGCTAAGGATTGGGTTAAGACTCAATTGTTAGCTAAAATGGATAGCAAGGTAGAGGTTGATTTAGGAGGCTTTGCCCCACAACCAAGACAGCCATCTCAATATGAGTATGAGAGAGCCGATGCTAGAAAAACAGAGAAAACTGCAGTAGGGGCTTGGAATCAATTATATACAGGCAAGACAGCGGCTGAGAAACAGGCGGCAGCAGATATATTATTAGGTACATCAAAGGCTCAGGACTTAGGTTTACTTGGTATTGATGTAAGTACTCCGGGTCGTGTTAAACTTATGTATGTTGACCCTAAAAAGAATAGAGATATTCCAATGATTGACGGAAGTGGCAACCCTATTGGCATATATGATTTTTCAGCTATAGGAACAGAACTTCACGGAGTAACAGATAGGAATGAAGCTGTAAAAGCAAGTGGTGGGGGAAATGGATATGGTGCATTAACAAAAGAGCAATTGAAAGACGTTAAAGCTACAAGAGCAGGAGGTGGAGGAGTTGCTCCTGTGGTAAATATACTTCCTGAATTGTTTACCGTAAGGTCAGGACCGTCAACTAAATCATTACAAAGTTTATTGGGTCCTTCTTTTAAAGTAACCGATATGGGAGGTCCTTTTGGAAATGATGTTGAAGTTACTGCACCAAATGGTCAGAAATTTACTTATAATGCAAACTTAAAGAAAGATGAAGCTGCAATAGCAAAAGCAGACCTTGAACAATTTATAAAAGTTAATGGAGCACCGGTAGGTGGTTCAGGTGGTGGTGGGGTTGATTACGGTAACAAATAAAAATTGAAAAAATGGACGAACAAGTAATTGATGACTTATATAGTAGAGCAGTCTCAAAAGGTTATGCAAAAAGTAAAGGAGAGTTTGTTCAGTTACTTCATAGCGATAATGAAGTCTTTAACGATATGTATTCATACGTAAAAGAAAAAGGTTACCAAAAAACGCCTGATGACTTTTCATCTTTAGTTGGTAAAAAAAAAGTCGGTACGGAATCTCCTTTGGCAAATGGTTCTTTGGCTTCACAAAAACCTACTGAAACAGTTATTGTTGGTCCAATGGGGATGACGGGTTTGCAAAGAACAAAAGAATATAAGCCCGCAGACGAGTTTGAAGGTAAGGGCGTTGGGTATATTGTAGGAGATTTACTTAAGACGGCAGGAAAGGGTGCGGTTAAATTCCCTGCAGATGTTTTAGAAACAGCATCAATAGCAACTGCAGGAATAAAAAATTTAATAGCCAAGACGGGAGCAGTAGAAGAGTCCGATGCTTCAAAGTTTACCATATACAAGGGTGCTCAAGAATACAAAAAGTTATTAGATGAAGTAATCCCAACGGATAAAGATATTTCAAGTGGTTTTTGGGGACAAACTGCAAAGGCTATTGGTGAAATGGTTCCAATTATTCTATCAGGATTTACAGCAGGAGGAGCCAAAACAGTAGCTATGGCTGCAGCAAAGAAAGGAACAAAACTTGAGTCAGTTATAAACTATGGTAAGGGGTTGGCATCAAGAATGGCTACGCCTCAAGGTGCGTTAACAATTTCTCAAGTAGCTGCACCATCTTATGAGCAAGCTAAAAATGAAGGGGCTACAGAAAATGAAGCATTAACTTATGCTATTCAAAATGCGTTGGTTTCCTACCCAATAGAAATGCTTCCTGTAGACGGGTTGTTTAAAAGATTAGACAGGGCGTTGGTAGGGAACAAAGGAGTTGAAATTTTAAAAAGAGCGGTTATTGGCGGTTCCGAAGAAGCCATCACTGAAGGTATTCAGAATATATATGAGAATGTAAGTGCCAATCAAATTTATGGTACGACAAAAGAAATACTTGACGGTGTGGGTAATGCTTCTGCAGTTGGCGGAACTGTTGGTGCAATAATGAATGGTGTGCTTACGGCTTTATTAGGAAGAAGAGCAAGGGCTACAACAACAGAGGAAAAAGAACAGTTAGATAAATCAATACAAGATGTAAAAGGGAAAGTAGAGCAAGTAGACTCTAACAATAAAAAGTTTGTAGAAACTATTAATATTCTTGAGCAGTCTAAGCCAAGAACTTTAGCTTATGGTAGTGCAGAGTATAATTTTATGGAATCTACTGACGGGAATCTTGAACTTGCACAGGATGATATAACTAAAGAACAAGCAGAAGGTATAATTAAAAATCTTTCAAGTACATATAAAAAGATTGAGTTTTCAGTTGAAGAGGTAGAGCCTGAAGACCCATATAAACCTACTACATATAAAGTTATTGGTAAACCAATTAAAACAGAACAAGATGCCATTCAAGAACAAACAACAGATGAAAGCGTGCTACGCACAGAACAACCCGAAGTGGGATTGCAGCAAGTGGTCGAAGGAGACCAAGGACTTGAAGTCGCTGCCACAGGGACCCAAGAAGTCGCTCCTGAAAGTGGGACGCAAGAAGTAACGCCACCAATTAAAGAGGTTCACAATACTAATAATAATTTATCAGATATAGGAACTGAACAAGAATATGCAAATTATCTTAAATCTATATTTCCAAATAGCAAAGTAAAAGACATAGTATATCATAGAAGCAATGAAAAGTTTGAAGAGTTTGATGATACCAAAAGAAATAAAGAAACAGGTAATCTTTTTGATTTTTCTAAAACAAAAGATAACGTTCA